AGGCGTTGCAGGAAGAGCGTGCGGTCATCAAAGCGACATTGAAGACCCTGGCGCACGATCACTACACGCTCAAGGTGATCAACCGGGAACAGTTCCTACAGGAGAACCAGGCGGCCCACGCGCGGCTTGACGAGATCAACCGTCAACTCACTGAGGCTGTCGTTGACAACACGTGCCTTGCCACCGTGCTCAAGGCGTCCAGTCCAGCCGCCGCATTCATTGCCGCACCACTGAGCGTGCAACAGGTCATCGTCAATGAACTGGTCACCGTCACTATCCTGCCGACTGGACGGCAGGGGCGAGGGTTCGACCCTGACGGTGTCCGCATCGAACGCCGGAAGCGCGACCAGGAACCAACTACGGTCGCTCCCGTTGTCGAGCTGCCGAAGGCGGCCTAGCCATGGCCGAAGTCAAACTGACCCGTGAGCCTGAGGCCATGCATGCCGGGGGCGACGTCGCTTACCGGGTGACCGTGGACGGCCGTTGGATCGGATGGGTTGGCGACGCTCGACCGTGGCGAGGCTGGCGGTACGGACAGCGCTACTGGTGGGCGTGTTGGCGCGAGGAAGGCGACAAAGCGGCCCGTTGGAACAGTGGCGATTTGCCTACACGGAAGGCAGCCATTCAGGCGTTGTTGTTTGAGATGGAGCAAGGGAAAGGAAACCAGGTGAACGTCGATGATGTGGTAAACGAAGCGGAAAAATACTCTCTGATGCTCTGGGACTCTGGCACAGAGTTCGACAACTCGGAGACTACGAGACGGATCTTCTTCGCGAAGAGAGACGATGCCGACGCGTTCGTGTCGTGGCTTGAGGACAATGGAATTCAACTGAGGGACGAAGACCGTCCCGACGTGTGGACGGTCAAGGTAAGGCTTTCAAGGCGCTGTGAGGCTCAGGCTACGAAGGGCACCTGTGACCGGCCGCTGGACGAACTAGGCCAGTGCGACCGGGCCTCAGACCACATCGAGTCGACCTAGCCCGCACACGACAAAAGGACCCCGGTAGCCGCTTGGGCTACCGGGGTCCTGTGTGTCTGTGGCCGGCTCGACTGTCCCTGCCTAGGCGCTAGGCGTGTTCGGCCGTCTACGGCGCTGCTAGGCCGGTCTACGGGGTGTCCTGCGTGACAGCGCCTGGCGGGAATGTCGGCAGGCTGCCTACCGTCCAGGCATGGCGTCACCCGCACAGACAGCCCGCAACCGCTATGCCGCAGCGACGCGCCACGGCAAGCCATCGGAGGAACTAGACCGGCTTCGGCGTGACCTCGAACTTGCCAAGCTCACGGAGCATGTGCGACACGTGGCGGCCAAGCTTGCCCCGTTGACGGATGCGGAACGGGCAAGAGTGGCTGAGCTTCTGAGCATCGTCTGACTAAGGGTATAAAAGAGAGTCCCCCAATAGGGTCATGGTTGACCCGATTGGGGGACTTCTCTTGTCCACAGTGCTCGATAGGTAGTGCTATCGATCGTTGTCTAAAGGGAAAGGAGGTCAGGTATCGAAAGGTATCCGTGCTAGCGAGAGTCGACACGTGCGAGTTGTCGACTTACCCCAAGGCGGCCCCCTGGTGCCGGCATTACGAGGAGGAAGCCGGGGGGCTGCCGCTTGCTTGGACGTCCGTACGGACCTCGACCGGGCCGACCCTCGCGGTGACCTGAGTACGGCTGTAGGCACCGATGACAGCGCTCACCAGGGCCATGACGGCCGACTGGGCGACAGGGTCAAGCTCCCAGCCGAACGCTAAGCCCACGGCGAACACGGCTTGGACCAGGCCACCGATCAGCGGTATGGCCTTGTCGAGTCTGACCATGGCTGCCGTGACGAAGCCTACGAGCAAGCCGACAGCCGCGTTCACGATGCCTTGCTGTTCGTCTGTCCAATGTAGGAAGAACGCGCTAGCCACCTGAATGATGCCTGCGGCAAGAGCCATCAGGACCGCGGGGTCACGTCGGAAGTACCTGGCTACGGTTTGAGTCATAGTGATGCCCTTACGAAACAGTCCTTGGCTTCCAAGAGTTTCCTCAAGCCGGCCGTCAGTTCTGGACTGTCGGGCAGTAGGTCAACCATGGCCTCCGCGAGGTCATGACACAGCTCAGCCACGTCCCGCTGTCGACGTCCCGACAGGTGGTAGTACGTGAAGAATCGAGTCAGCGCAAGGGTTGCGGGGTGCCGTCCCTCGAAGTCCTTCACTTGTTGTCACATCCCCTTTTCAACCTGACTGCATAACGTGTGAACCTGTAGTCGCAGGTAGGCGACTTCGGTCCGTGCGTCGCCAAGTTCCTTGTTGAGTTCCGACGCTCGCAAGTCAGCCTGACCCAATCGGTTCTTCAAGTCCATGATGGTCAGGTTCGCCTCTACGAGATCCTTGCGAAGCTGTGCGACTTCCTCTTTGTACGGTCCCAACAGGTTGACCGCTGATTGCATGACCTCGACGGAGTGAGACGCCTGACGCTTCCGCCACATGTCGTAAATCGCGTACGTCGTCGCCAACGTCGACAGGACAGCGAAGATGATGGCGAGGGTTGGACTCATCTCGCCCGACCTTGATCAGTAGTAGATGCGCTGGCCGACATAGATCCGGTTCGGGTTCGTAATGTGGTTTCGCGCGGCCAGCGCTGGATAGCCGCCCGGATAGCCCAGCTTGGCGGCTATCTTGCCTAGGGTGTCGCCCGATTGCACGGTGTAGACACGTCCGACGGTGATTACCGTGTTACCCCAGGGCAGCTCTAGCCACTGGCCGGCGAAAACCCTGTCTGGGTTGCTGATGTGGTTGAGCGCGGTCAGCACGGCAACCGTGATGCCGTACCTCGACGCGATAGCCGAAAGGGTGTCGCCTGGCCGAACTTGGTACCTCGCGCCTGCCTGTACCGCAGGGACAGCGCCAGGGGTGGCCGGCTTGTGGATGACCTGGTTGACATAGACGAGATCAGGGTTCGGGATGCCGTTCGCTGCGGCCAGTTGGCTCACGGTCACACCCCACGCAGACGCGATACGGCTGAGCGTGTCGCCCGGCCGAACCACCCACGTGTCGCCGGCCTGAGCTGCCGCAGGCGGTTCATACGGGGGCATGGGTTGCGTAGGACCAGCGCCACCGATCAACAAGTCACTCAAGGCGTAGCCGGTCATCGTGACGTTCCTGTCGACAGCGCCAGGGATGCCGGGCACCGTGCCACTCGATGTGTGCTGATGAACAGCTAGCCGGCCGTAGTGCCATCCTGGGTTTCCGGGGTCGCCGTTGTACCGGGCGATATGACCCAACACGTTCCGGTCGCCCCAGGTGGACGGATGGAGCGCAGTCCGCCACCAGTCGAGGTTTCCATAGACCTCAGCGACTGCCGTCCCTAGTTCGTCATAGAACGCGCGAACGTATCCGTCGGCGTTGCTGCGTACTTCGGACGCTTCCATGTCCAGCATGGGAAGTAGCGACCCAGGACTGAGGCAGCCTTCGGCGACCTGCTTGAAGTGCCTTGCCTCCGCCCGTGGGTCACTACTGCGGGCGAAGTGGTAGGCCCCTGTTTTGATCCCTGCCGCGCGTAGCTGTCCGACCTTGCCCGCGAACGTGGGATCAATGTAGGCGTTACCTTCGCTGGCCTTGACCCACGCGAAGCTGATCCCGTTGACCCGCACCGCGTGTGCGTCCACTACCGCGTTCCAATGGGACAGGTCTATCCCGTAATCCATGTTTCCTAGAACCCCATCCCCAGAGTTGCGGGACGTGTGAGATGTATCGTCGAACCTGCCGTCAGAGCCTTGGGGCTGGTCGTGTTACGGGTGACTGTCAATGTCTGGGGCGACGTTGTTCCTGACACGTTGGTGAGTGTCATGTCTTCGCCAGCGATCGTGATCGGAATCGGGAACTGTGTCCCATCCGTTGTCCACCTGTCAGCAGTGAACGAAGCACTCAGACTAGTGGCACTACTTGTGTAGTCGGCAGTCAGCGCGGAATCGGTAGCGTCAATCTTGCCCTTGGTCGAGCTGTCAAGTTGCAGTAGCTCAAAGGGAGATGCCGGGGCGCAATTGAGAATGATCGTGTGACTGTAAGCCGTATCAATGACTTCCGTATAGCCGCGAACGAGCAACGTGGCGTCACTCTGAATGTCCGCCGCAGACATGCCCGTAATCTTGACCCGGTCATCGAGGTCAAGTGCGAGCACGCTAGCGGCTAAGGCATCAGTCAAAGCTGGCACCCGAAGGTTGACGCTCACGGTGGGAAAACGGGTTTCGTCGGTTGTCCCAACGTGGAGCGCCCATGACCCGATTTCCGCTAGTCCTGTTTCCGCATGCAAGTTGACTTCGATGGTGTCGTCGTACTTGCCTACCGCGTTCGGATCGGTTCCCGGATTGTTGACGTTCAGCGGCCCCGACGTTTGCGCAATGTGGTACTCCGTGCCGAGTGCGCGCTTAACAGTGATGTCGTTACGAATGGTGAAGTCGTCGAACGACGGTTCAAATGGGGGCGATATCTGTTGCCCTGAGTAACTCAGCGATGCAACGGCGTCCACGTTGTAGACCGTTGGCAGGGTACGAATCCGAAGCTCGGACAGCCCTTTCGCTTCATAGAGGGTGCCCTGAGTTACCGTCTCGCATTCATCGAGGACCTCTAACGTCTTCTTGACGCGTTGCGGCCCCATCTTCGGACTCTCGGATTCCGTACCGACTATCGCCGCATTAAATCCTTCTTGGCCCGACAGGCGAAGGAATCGGGTGAGAGCGCGTTCGCCAGAGAAGGCCGCTAGCAGATCAGTTGTATCTGAAAGTGTCGGGGCAGACGAGTGAATAGACAGTTGCCCCATAGCCGTGTCTTGAAGCGCACCCGAACTACCGAACGCGACAAGATGAATCCGACCAATCGTCTGGGCCGACAATGTTCCTGAACTTGTCTGGCCCACCAGGCCGGAATCAATGTCTGAGGGAACATCGTAGGTCGTCCACGACCAGTCAATGCTGAGCCCGTTCTGCGTCAGATCGAAGGTGACTAGCTTTGGGTTACCGTCCATGTTGTTAACATGACCGGTGTCATCGAGAAGAGTTGATCCCGCAGCGCTTCCGACCAGGAGGCCGAATTTCCCGCCCGATCCAACGGTATACCTGAACTCCCAGGTTAGGACCGTCCCAGTGGTGTACAGCGTGAATACGCTTGAATAGCCTAGGGCCAAGATTCCAGCGTCCCCGTTTGCGGGGAAGCTCACTAGGAATCTGAGGCGGATTGGGCTAACTATCCTCAACGGGAATAGATCTTGTCCCCAGACGGCATTGTTGCCGTTGGGGAGTAGGTCGGAGCATGCGAAGTCGCCGTTTTCGGCGAACTTGGCCTTGCCGATTATCGGAACGAGTGGATAGTCGGTGTTGCCTATCGCTGGCGTGAAACGCGATTCGTTCTTGCCTTCCTCGCATGGCCAGTAGATCTGTGCGCGGCTAGCGCTTTGGTCTGCCATCATGCCGCGTCGCCATACAGACGCCAGTGGTGCTGTTCCTTGTTGCAGTCGACGGAGGATTCCGGCCGCTTCGACTTCGCAGGTTTTGACGTTGTGGGTTTCGTCCCAGCGTGGCTTGAGGTTCGCTATCTCGCCGGCAAAGCGTGTCAACCGCACGTTTAGGTTGTCAAAGGATGCAACGATTGGATGAGTATTGGCGCTGGCTGCGTTCGTCGCTGTTCGAAGGCCTACCCATCCGGCACTGGTTATTGCGTTGGTCGTGTCTGTGTAGGTGAATTGCCAGTCGTACGGTTCGTCCGTGCCGGTCTTCCAAGCTTTCGCTCTGATGGTCTGCCCTTCGATCTCTCCCAAAAGAGTGATCGTTTTCGAGGACACGGCATCTACTACGCCGGGAACCTCGACCCATGCGGTTGTCGCGGTCACCGAACCCGCGATGACGGTTTGCACATACAGGCGAAGGGCTTCGGAGCCAGTGACCTCGCAGACAATCCGATAGTAGGTATTGGCGCCGGACCCGCGAAGGTGAATGTTCGTCGGATAGATGGAGTTGCCGGCAACATCGGTGACAGGGACCGTGCAGTCCACTTGGACCCTGCAGTCTTTGTACGCAACCGCGCTCAGATATGCCTCGCGCGCTGTGCCGGCCGTAGTGACAGCCATCGTGCCCGCGCTACCGGTGACGTCGAAATCGGCGACTGTGCCCGCTAGGGACCATGCTTCGCCGGTATCGCAAGTGCCCCATCCGTCCGTGACCGACCGCGTGAAGGTGTCCCGCACTGCCCGCAGGCTGAGCCTGATGGGCGTGTTCCGGCCTAGTAGTCCGTAGTAGGGCGAGAGGGAGTTTCGTGGGGTGAATACTCCGGCCGTGTTGTCGAGCACCATGGTTAGCCGTGACGGCGCCACGCTGCTCTGTTCGTCGGAGCGTCCGCGCGTGATGGTTACGGGGTTGGTCTGCCGGACCTTGGTTGTGATGTCGACCCATTTGTTGTTAAGGAACAACTCGGCGACAAGGTCACGCGGAAAGGTCAATCCCATTGAGACGTCTCACTGAACCCTGATCTGACCCGTTCGGACCAGGTAGTTGATTAACTCGGCCACCTTCGAGTCGGCGTTCGCTCCGACAACGAGTGTGGCGACGCCACCCCCGCCACGCATTACGCGCGTGTCGGCCGGTATGACTGTCTCGCCGGCTTCGAGGATGGCGAGGCGTTCACTGCCAGGCGACCCCGGAACGACGCCACCCTGGTGCAGTCTCTTCACATGTGGGATAGATGGGATGTCGTCGAACGGATTGACCAGGTTGATTCCATAGATAATGTTGTTCGCCCGATCGATAAACCAGTTGATAACATCAATTGCTACGTTCAACGCGGCTTTGAATGCGTTGCCGATAGCGGAACCGATTCCCGCTAGTGCCTGACCGACCTTCGCAGGAATGGACGCGAAGAAACCGACGACGCCGTTCCATTGGTCAATGATCCAATTCTTAACGGCGACGACCGCATTCTTTCCTCCCTCCCACACATTGGAGGCTGCCGTTGCAATCCAGGTGATGATTCCCTTGAAGAATCCGACAAAGGAGTTCCATACGGCCACGATGAAGTTAATGCCCGTCATGAACGCGCCTTTGATTGCCTCCCAGGCTGCCGAGAACGCGCCAGCGATCGTGTCCCAATTTGCGATGATCACCGCTGCAAGGAACGTGACCGCCGCGATAATCCCACCGATTGGTCCCAGGCCCATGATCCAACCGGCGGCCATTTTGGCGCCGGTCACTAGCATCATCGCTCCCAGTGCTATGAGCGCGGGCATGGCTATTTCGTTGATGAACTTGCCCAGACCTTCTAGTGCACCCCCGAAGTGGTCATGTAGCCATTGCACGACACCTTGAATAGCGGGGATGACCTTGCCTCCGAAGAAGTTGACGATCCCCATCTCCATTGAACGCTTGAGCGTCGTGATCTTCGACTGTGCATTGTCGTTGAGGGTGTCACCCATCTTCTTCGATGCACCGGTTATCTTTCCTAGTGCGTCGACTGCCGTACTCGGGTTGAGCGAGAAAAGCGCCTGTCCTAGGTCTTCGGCTTTCGTTCCGAATAGTCCGACGGCTGCCGCGGATTGGGCTACAGGGTCCTTCATTCCTCGCAGACGGTCTAGGACGGTCTGCAATGCCTCTGTTGCCTGCGGGCCACCTGCCGAGATGTCTGCGGCCATCTTCTTACCGTCGAGGCCCAACTGTTTGAACGCGGTACCGGTAGTGGTGGAACCATCGATAGCCCGAATGCTGAACTCTTTCAACGCGTCCGCGACGGTGTCTGCATCGCGAGCGCCACCCTTAAGACCTTGTGATATCAGGCCCATGGCGGACGAGCCGTCTAACCCAAGCTTCCTGAATTGAGTGCTGTACTCAATGAAGGTGTCGAGCAAGTCATCGGCTTTGTTCGCACCTTTTTGGATCCCAACGGTCAAGATGTCGAACGCTTCGGTCGCGTTCTTCGCCATACCGGTCTTGAGCATCGTCCCAACAGCACCGGACGTACGTTCCATATCTTGCTCGAAGCCGGTCGAAAAGTTCATTGCCTCAGCGGCAACTTTTTTGATATCGCCGGTTGCGGCGTCTTCATCAACAAGTCCTTGGCTCCATACGGACTTGAGGGTGTCGCTGACATCGCCAAGAGACTCGCCGTACGCCTGCGAATACAGGTCGCCGGCTATCTGGCCGAACTGTTTTGACTGCTTACCGCTAAGGCCCAGTTGCGCAGAGAGTTTGTCGTTGGCTGCCTCAAACGACGTGGCGTTCTCAAGGGCGGACGAGAATAGCTCGCCGGCTTGGGCGCCGGTCTCAGCGAGGTTCGCAATGGCGTTGGCCTTAAAGACGTTGAATTTCTTACCCGTCTTTTCGACCGCGTCGCCTAGCTCGTTGACGGTCTTCTTACCCGACTTGTCGTTACCGACAACGTCAAAGCTAAGGGTAGTCACCTACGACGCTTCCTGCGCTCGATCTCTCTGATTACTTCCGCATAGGTGGCGAGCACGCGCGCATCTTCGTTAACAAGTGTGCTAAAAGGGATGCCGGTCAACACGCTCATTTCGACAATTAATCGGGTGCTGGTCCCGACTCGGTAGGGTCCGATACGTCACTACCATTCACCATGACATCGTCGATACTGGCCACGAAGTCGTCAAACCCGTGCGGCTCATGCCCACTCAGCTGCAACGCCTTCCACGCGAGGTAGAACAGGTATTCGTTGCGCATATCTTCGCTGGCCTTGGGTAGACCCATGCCGTATTCACGCTCAAACGCGACTTGTGCGGCAGGTGTCACCTTTACCTCGATGTCCTTGCCGTCTTCGTAGGTTACCTGGACCCGCAGGACTGCCATCTAGTTGATTTCCCTAATGACCCGGTCTAGGGCCTGTTGCATAGCCATTTCAATGCGAGGCTTGCTTTCCTCGGTTACCTTCGTCCAGAAGCCGGGCGGAACGGACTGACGCACCAGTGGACGGCGGCCATAGACCGGATGTACAACGGAACCACGGTCCAACTGGTCTAGGTTGACGTCAGATCGAACCTCTAAGGACGTCGTCTTTCCCTTGCGGGTGACCCTGACCGTCATCGCAGAGACACGCCTAGCCAACCCGCCACGCTGCGGCAGGATGCTTGCCGCCCGTCGCTCTACCGTCTGACCGACACCCTTGAGGCTTTCCGCCGCGCCATCGGACACGGCCGGCTCGATGCGGCCAGCTGCCGCACGCAGACTCTGAACGAACCGGCTAAACGAACCGTGGTCGTCCAGTTCAATCACGACGTCGCCCTTGCGAGGGTGCCGGCACCCTCGAAACTCGCCGTGGCCGTGGCGAGGTCACCCACTGAGCCATCCATCGGCGTGTATTCACTCAACAGCGCGGTACCGGAGTACTCGGGGTTGGTCGCCCCGATGGCGCTGCTGGTGGGTCGAACCTTCACGGTGGTAGTGCTGCCGAGTAGAGCGAACAGCGTCGCATCCACGTTGGACGCGGCGTAGTCCTGGTTGAACTCAACCTCTACCTTCCAGTCCTTCAAGCCACCCAATCGAGCGCGATAGGTGGCACCCATGGCCGTACTTTCCTGAGCGTCGGCGCTAGGCGACAAGGTCACCTTGCGCACGTGGTCCGACAAGGCAACGGAGTTGATCTCAACCCTGGCGTCGGTGAATACGAAGACTGCCATTTACTGAATCCCAATCGCGCCAGCAACGTTGAACGTGCCGGTAATGGCGCTGACGTTGAATCGATACCAATCGTCTGTGAAGCTCGACGCGTTGACACGGGTCATGAACGTCCCACCCGTGGTAGTCAGTGGCCCGATTGTGGCGACTGTCACTGGTGAGGCGAAGTTAGACGCGCTGTCGCTCTCGACAATCACCGTGATCGTGGTTCCCGCAGTGAAGACATGGAACGTGGCGTAGAGGTACTTGCCCGCGGCCCCTGGTCCAACTTGGACACCCGATCCCAACGCCCCTGTCGCGGACACGTTGCCGCGCGCCTTGGCCACCTGTCCGCGAACCAAGCCGACAGCGTTGGTGCCCATCAGCTTCAGCGTGAACGGTGCCATCTCGCCCACACTGCCGAACGCTTCGTACTCATAACGTCCGGCTTGGAACATATAAGCCGTGGACGTCGCTGTTGCCGTAGACGACACCGTGGCAGCGTGGTCAGCCGTACCCAGGTTGGCAAAGGTCGAACTGTCCGGGGTGGATTCGAAGAACCCTTCTAACCCGTACTCGACGTCTTTCAACCCGGGACTGCGGGACCGGTATCCGCCACCCCCGAACGTCGTTGAATCCTGACCGTCAACGCTCAGAGTCAGCGTGGCCTTATTTGAGTACGTCGTGATGTCGAGATCATGCACGAACGTCGTGACGTCAGTAAGGACGAAGGTTGCCACGGATTAGCCCACAGGAATAAACAGCACGCTCGCACTGAACGTGAATGACGGAGTCGTGCCACCGATGGTGACCGCGACCCTCACATAGTTGGTGGTCACCAGCGCGGTAGATATCCGATTGCCTGCCGCCGTGAGCTGAGTGACACCGGAGTTCGCGACGCTCGAATAGCTTGAGTTGTCCGCGCTGCCCTCTAGCGCTACGTCGAGGGTTGGGGTCGTGCCGGACGCTGCGGTGCAATGCACCAGCAGGATACAGAGGGTAGCTTGTCCTGCCGCAGCAATCGGGCCGCTCGTAGTACTCGCCGTGCGGGCTGCCGACGCCAAGGCGACGTCACCATAGATGGGGCGATTGCCCATTACTCATCATCCTTCGTTGGTTCTGGTAGCGGCAGTAACGGCGTATCCGTCACGGTGATCCGCTCGACGTGACCGCAGTCGAGTAGCACTTGGATGTTTGTTTCGGCCGGATCTAGCTCTACCATCTCGCCGCGTTTCTTGCCGGCGATTTCGAAGGGTCCGATAACCCGGAACTGTTCCATTTAGATCCTTGCTAGGCACTGGACATAGAACGTGCACTTGACGTATGCGCCGGCCGTGGTCTGCAACTGAATCAGCTTGATATCTCCGCCGATGCTGCTCACTAGGACGGACCCGCCTAGGGTGATGTCGGACCCGGTCACGTGGAGGCGAATCAGGTTCTCGACCGCCGCCACGATGCCGAATGCCCTGTCACGCTCGGTTTTCATGACGGTGTCGCCTGATCGGGCGGTTGCCGCGCATCGAATGGCGAAGGTCTCTTTACGGTCTCCGGCCATCGCTAGGAACTCTTGGGTTCCCTCTACGCCGTAGATGTCGCCGGCCGTGCTGCCTCGCTCTTCGTCGTACCCGATGTAGAGAGAGCGCTCTTCGCTAGGGCTTTCCAGCGGGGGCCCGTCATAGACGGTCACGCCGTCGAGTGGCTGACCCGTACCGGTAGCTGCCGCACACATGGCCACCAGGCCGTCAACGGCGTCAGGGATGGCGGAAGTAGCCATTAGGCAAAGTGACCTGACCGTGTATAGGGATGGAGAAGTTCAACGGCTCGGTTCGGCAGGTCGTAACCGAGACCTGGGATGACCGTCGTGCCCCGGTCGGTCATCTCTGAAAGGCGAGGCAGGCCAGTCAGTCCGTTTTGGACGTCCCACAAGTGTTTGAGGATCAATCGTGCCCCGTCGCGGATGGCTGCCGGGAGCGTGGTTCGTCCAGCGACGTACGCGAGTCTCAAGGGACCGTAGAACCCCCGACCATTGACGTTCTGAATGATCCCGGTGTCGGTGTCGACGTCGAGGTCTGACACGGTGTATGTAGGACCACCTATGTAGATCCGAGTGATTGACGAAACCGAGATGACCGGCGCTGACCGCAGAACTATCGTGTCGGCCCCGTACGTCTCGTAGCGCTCGGAGACAGAGCGGCGAACAACGCTTCCCACGAGGAATTCGACCGCGGCTGTCGCGCTCTCGATCAGGCTACGGAGCTTGGCGTCATTCGCCGTTGCCGAGACATTGAGGATGGACTTAGCGTCTGCCAACGAGAACAGCAACGGGGGTCCACTGTCCCGGACGTCGAAAGCATCCGTGTAGCTCTGTGGGTTGGTCGCGTCGGTGCCAACCCACCGAACCCGGTAGGGGCCTGCGACGGTGGGTGTGTACCTCACGGTGTACTGACCCGTGGTCGCCGGAGGATTGGCCACCGATGGAGTGTCGGTGGCCCCGTCCGGCTTCGTGACGGTCAGCGTCACCGTCGTCAAGTTGACGGCCGTGCCGGCTGAGTTGACCGTCGGGAATGGGAGGTCGACCGGGTCACCTAGGTCAAAGGACATGGCCACTCGCCCCTAGGCCGGCTTCGAGCTGCCTGGCCGTCTGGTGGACGAACCGCCGCACGCGCGCACGCACGACCGGCTGAGTTGGCCGCTGACGGCCGAACTTCAGCCGGTCGGTGTGGACGGACCAAGCCAGCACAGAGACGCTCTCAGCCCTTGCCAGTCACCTCAGGCCGCGCGGTTGTTTCGCGTGGCCTCTCCGCTGTCCTCGCCTGAGGCGGAACCTTTCGAGCTTCCTCACTGTCGCTTTTGTAGCCGGCCAGCTTCAGTTGTTCGTTAACCTGTTCCACTCGCTCAGGCAGGTCACGCGCCTCGTAGCCAGCGCGCTCACGTAGCAGGGCAGCGATCAGCACTTCATCCTTAGCCATTATTTTCACGCAACTCCTCGAAGACCCTCACAGACAGAGGGACAGAACGACCACCAGCGTGACCAGTACGGAAGTGAGTTCCATTGAATAGTCCCCTTCATATGGACTGGGGTGTTGCCCGATAGCGGACGACCAATACGCAACCAGGCAACACCCCAAGACAGACTTAGAATGTTGGCGTCACCAGGCCGGTACCCGAGATCTTCTGGTTTGAATTCGAGTACCGACGGAAGGAATAGGCGAAGTAGCCGTAGAGGACCAACAGCACGCCAAGCGAGGCGGCTGCCGGCTGCTCAGCCCGGATGAAAACCGGGGCCTGCGAGTCTTCC